ATGGACTATACATTAATATTTTTTCTTCTTTTTACTATAATATGGTTATATTTTCTTGATTATTCATTCATTAGAAAAGAAAAAGGTTTTAGTTATTTACAAGTTGGTTTAATGATACCACTTGTTATTTATCTTGCTCATAATTCTTATATAATGGGTTTTGTTTATGGATATTTATTCTGTTTTGTTTTCGTTGTTACATCAATTTATGCTCTTGCTGTAAATATGATTGATTTAGAAGAAAAAAAATAAAAAATAAAAGGTGATAAAAAAATATGCAAAATAAAGATTTTGGATTGGGAAAACTTGTTTATGATGGAAATAATATTATAAAAAGAAATTATGAAAATAAATTTGAATATAAATTTGATAGAAAAACAAATTTAGTTCCAAAAAAGAATAATAAACTTACATGTGTTCTTTTTAGTGAAAATAAAAGTGCTGTTTTTCTTTTAAGAAAATATGATAATAGAAATGATACTTTTAGATACAATAAAGGATTATATATTATAGATAATGAATCTATTCATCTTACAAAAAATGGAAATAGAATATGTTTTTATCTAGAAGGAATATCTACACCTCTTAAAATGTCTAATATAGAAAGATATACTGATACAGTAGAGTATTTAGACCTTGATGGAACAAAAAAATATGCTCAAGTAGAAAAAATAAAGGGTTTAAAATATGATTCAAAAATAATGGATATTATCTGTGATAGAAAACTATCAGAAAATTTCACTAAAATAGATGAAAAATTTAAGTATGCTCTACTTACATTTCTTTTTGTGATAATAAATCTTGCTATGTCAGGAGTATGTATTGGTATTTCTTATTTCTATAGGTGAATAGATGAAAAAAACTATAAAAAAATCTGAATTAAAAAAGATTGATACGGTTCATAATGCTATTGATGATTTATTTAAAATTAATAAACATATTTCAATAGAGGAAAAATTTTATGAAGAAAAACCTATTACAAAAGATACAATACTTAAAGAAGAAATACAAGAAACTAAAAAAAGTTTTGAAACAGATACAAAAAGAGTTATTCCAACAGCAATAGAAACAGATATACATAAAGATGAAATGCAGTTAATAAACGAGAAATCATCAAGTGATTTATTAAGAGCAATGGAAATTTTGCATAATCCTGATAATTTAGAATCCAATACTATTCTTAACAATCCTCAAGTTATAGCAATGTCCGTAATTAATTATTTAGCTCAAGCATACGATATTAATTTCTTTAAAGTATTCATAAAAACATTTCCACGTTATCGCATATCAGGGGATGATGGTAGAGGAAGAAAAGAAATGATTGAAATAGCAAATGCTATAAGGAGAGATAAAGAGGAAGAACATCAAAGATTTATGGAGGTATTAGGGAGACGATAAGATAATGTTTGAAAGAATAAAAAATTTTATTAGTAAAATAAAGAATATGAAAATTTGGTGGTGAATTATGGAAGAAAGAAAAAGAAGTATTTGGTTTGTAATTGGAGCAAGTGTAGTTCTATCAATAGGAATAATGATGGTAATAGCTGATGACATAGAAAGTAAAATTCCAAGTGGTTCTGCTATTACTATGATATGGGGGAAAGATTTCGATAATACTACTATATGGAGCAATGGTAGTTATAATAAAGTTTTAGTAAATGGGAATCTTGATATTACTAAAAATTGTAGTTCTACTTATTATTTTGGTAATGGTAGTTATTTAACAGGTATTTCTGGAAGTTCATTACCAGAATATTGGAAAGCAAGTTTAGTAAATACTACTGTATGGAATAATAGGTCTTATAACAAATTATTAATTAAAGCAAATACAAATATAACAGGAAATACTATCATAATGGGCAATTGTAATTCTACAAAATTTTATGGTAATGCAAGTAAAATATCAAATAGAGGTGGTTACTTTGGAATTAATACACAAACTTTATCATCATCAAAAACATTAACTGTTAACACAGATTTTATATATCAAAATTTAGAACCTAATGGAGCAAATAGAGATATAACTCTAAATACCACAGGAGCAATAAAAGGAGATATATTTGTTGTCAGAAATACTGAAGCATATACTGGAACAGATTATTTAAAAATACTTCAAGGTGTTAATATTTTAGATTATATTTATTCAAATGGTATAAAAACTTTTATTTATGATGGAACAAACTGGTATCCTATGGATATAGCCACTGGAACAGGAACAACAATAAGAAATGTTATGATTGGTTATAAAGCAATTGCTTATAGTCAGGGTGTAGCTATTGGTTATCAATCACAAGGACAAAATACTGGTGTTGGTGTTGGTTATTTAGCTGACGGTAGTGTTGGAGGTGTCGCAATTGGTTTTAACACAAGAGGAGATTTTCATTCTGTTGCTATTGGTGAATATGCTCAAGCAAAAAATTATAATGTTGCATTAGGTTCAAATGCTCTATGTGATTCGAAAAAATATTCTATGTCTTTTTGTTATTATGCTAAAAATTATCGTAGTAATGAAATAACTTATACTATTGGTGGAGAAACTGACCAAGAAAACAATATTATTATAATTGGTTATGCAAAAGATACAACATCCTCAACACCTATTGAAATGTTTTGTGGAGATATAACTAATCAAAGATGCACAATAAGACCAAGTAGCGTTTTCTCTTTTAGAATAACTGTTACAGCAAGAGATAATACTGCCAACGAAGTTGCAATGTATATTTTTGAAGGATTAATAAAAAGAGACGCTTCAAGCAATACTATTTTACCATTAGTTAATAAGGTTATTATTTATGAAGATGATGCAACTTGGGATGTTAATATTACTGCGGATGATACTAACGAAGCATTGAAAATAACTCTTACAGGTGATAGTTCAAATACAGTTCAATGGGTTGCTCGTTTAGATGGTGTTGAAACACACTTTTAATTATATTAAAGGAAAAAAATAATATGAATCATAAACAAACAACTATACTATTATCAATATTCGAAAAATTTGATATACCTAAAAATGCTCATTTCATACAACATAGAAACCTTAATGAGTTTAAGTATTTCAATATAGAAAAAATTAATCCTACTCATAGGATTTTTGTTTATGGAACATTAAAAAATAATAACAAGAAAAAAGATACATCAAAAAACTTTATTAAAGTAGGAGAAATAATAATAAGTTCTATATTCACATTATTTAATTTTAACTTAATTTTAGTTCATTTTAATTTTATTTGTTTAATGTTTAGTATGTTCTTTTTATCATGTTGGTTATTTTATTGGTTCGGTAACTATAATATATTAGGAGGAATTTATGATTATTGGAATAGAAGGTTTTCTTGGAGATGGAAAAACAATTTATATGGTTAGATGTGCAAAAATAGATTTTAATAATGGAAGAAAAATCTATTCGAATATTAAATTAATCGATATTGATTATACACCATTGGTTATTGAAGATTTTTTGAATAAAGAATCTTCGGAGAAATTCAAGAATTGCACAATTCTTATTGATGAAATTACTCTTTTTATGGATTGTAGAAGAAGTCATAGAAAAGAAAATATTGCATTATCTACTTTATTAAGACAATCAAGAAAAAGAAGTATTGATATTTATTATACGTGTCAATCACTTGATGAAACAGATTTAAGATTAATACGTTATACATCAATTTTTGTTATTGCCCAAAGATGTTATGCTAAAACAAATAATGGTGAGATAAAAGAACTTGAAAATTATAGACAATATATACTTATTGATTCAAGAAAAAGAAAAGAAAATCTTATTCGTTGTAATATGGATATTTCAAAATATTTTAATAATTATGATACTGATGAAATAATTGAATCGATTTATGAGGAAAAGAAAAATGAAAATAAATTTAGAAAATAAAAAAAATGCAATTAATTATTTTATTTGGATTGATAAAACAAATAATTCAATATGTGATGGTATAACAGAAAACAGTAATTATTTTTTTAGTATTTTATATTCATTATTTATTTTTTCAGGAATGAGTATATTTTTATATATTTATATGAATTATCAAAAAATTAAAGAAATGTTTTTTAAAAAAAGAAAAAATGATAACAAATAAACAATTTTCCTATTTATTATTTTTTTCTATAATAAGTGGTATCGTTGCTATTTTACTATTATTTTTTTATTCTTTTCCAAATGAATTAATAAATTTTAAATATATTAATCAATCAACTTATCTAAATTTAGTATATCTTAATGCAAATCCAAAATTTGACTATTTACAGGGCTTATGGTTTATGTTTATTGGCATAATGATGTTTTGTATTATGGCTATTATAGAGCTTCCTGATAGGTTTAAAGAGATAAAAGATGAATTAAAAACATTTATATACTTATATGTTATACATATTCTTGTAGATAGAAAAACTGGACTACAGAAAACTATCTATCATGGGTAACAAAAAGTAATGACAACTATTGTCATACAGATACTACAAGCAAGAAACCTTTTTTTCTTTTCTATTTTTTCTTTATGGTCGAAAACCTGTTAAAATAAGGAATCGACAAGAGGTAAAAAATTATGAAACAAGAAAGAAAGGCACGAAAAAAGGCAGATATTCCAGAAGATGAAACACCAAACCAAAAATTTCAAAGAATAGTAACACATAGATGTGCTGTATTAGGAAAAGCGTATAATCTTATAACACGATTACCTAAACAACCAGCTTATGATGTAACACAAGAAAATGCACAGAAATTAATTGAATGGGTGAATAAATACCATGAGCTATTTATTAACAGATATACTCCAATAGCTAATGGTGAAAAAATTTCTCATTCAGGTGAAAAAGAAATAACAAAGGTTTTTTAAAACCTTTCTTTTTTTCTTTTTTTATTTAATGGAGGATTATTATGTATAAAAAAGAATTAACTCATTTTCAAATTAATTCTGTTTGCATTAGTATAGGAAAAATACAAGCATTAGCACACGGAATAAATATTTCAGATTTTAAAGAATTAAAGGATAAATGGGAAAAAGAAATAATAGAAGAAACAGAAAAAATTTTTAATATAATAATATCTGAATAATTTATTTTTCTTCTATTAGTTCTTTAATATCATATCCTCTTTTTTTATAAATATGTATTAGCATTTTAAGTATTTCTTGCTTGTCTTTATCTGTATCTGGATATGCTTCTATTATTCCATAAACTCCTTGTAATTGTCCTTTATTCATTAATTTCATACTATTTTTTATAAATCCCATTTGCATTTTTTCTTTAATCGACATAATTATACCTTCCTTTAAGATTAAGATAAGTTACAAACATAATCCAAATAATAATAGGATTAGAAAAAATAATTATTGTTTTTATTTTTCCATTATTTTTAAAACAATATTGCATTATATTAAAATATGATTTCCAAAAACCTTTTTTCATTTTTTAATCTCCTTTTTATAACCATTAAGCATATTTAATTTTCCAAGTATAAGGGCAAGAGTAACAGGCATATAAAAATAATTATTTTTTGGAAAAAATACCCATTTTTTTATTTCATCTTTATATAATATATTTCCTATTACTCCTTGATGTTTTGATATTATATTAAAAATACCAAAATCTTCTGAAATAAAATTTAATGATTCTTCTACTTTATCCAAGTTTAACAACCTCCTCATAATCATTACATATTGAACAATTAAATAATTCATGTATATTACAACATTTTAAAGTTTTATTATAAAAAAGACAATCTGTTTTTATCATTTTTTAACCTCTTTATAGTCTACAAATACAACTAAAAATAATGTAAATAATAATATTATTCCTGTTATTATACCATAAAAAAATATATATTCTCTTGTAGCTTTTTCAACCATATAAACTATATATACTCCAATAGCTATTAATATCCAAGATAAAAAAAGATAACACATTTTTGTAAAATGATAAACAAATTTATCAAATTTTTTTCTTGTTCTTTTAGTCATAGTTCACCTCAAAAAAATAAAAAAAGGGCAATAGCCCTTAATTTTCTCCTTTTTCTACTTCAAATATTTTCATAGTTCCGTTTGCTGTATCTTGACTTCCTGTTAATGTTATCCTCACATAACACGGAGGAATAAAACTACTTAACAAATCGTCAAGCTGATTAGTTCCATGAAATTTTTTTTCTTCATTATCAAATGTTCTTAGCTTATAGAAGTTCATTTTATCTCCTACATTTTTTTCTGTAAGAAGTCCTTCTATAGAATCTCCGATGTTTTCGAATCTGACAAAATTAGCAGATTCTACTTTTGTCCAGCTTTTAGGTTGTTTTATTGTTGTTTGTTTATTCATTTTTTTACTTCCTTTTTTTTCTTTTTGTTATCAAAATATGGTAATTTGATAACACTGATACTATATAATTTCGTATAAATATATCATAAAAATCTTTTATTATTAAAGCTACTAATACTCCAGATAATACTTCAAAGAAATTCAT